CAGCTCTATCTTTTACTTCATCATAAACTTCAACAGCTTTTTCGTCTAGAGTTGTCTTACTTAAAAGCCAATTCCAAAATTGTGTTAACTTTTCCATATAAATGTTTTACTATAAATATATGGAGAATAACTACTAGTATACTAGCCGTCGCAAGAAACACAATCAGCCATACGAGATCCTAAATCTCCTTTAATTACTGAATCAGTTCTTAAATAATATAATGTTTTTACACCTAATTTCCAGGCTTCCATATGAACTTGATTAATCCATTTAGGGGAATCTGTTGGGGCAAATGCTAAATTAAGTGATTGGGTTTGATCAATGTATTTTTGTCTAATTGCTGCTTGTTGGACTAATGCTAATTGATTAGTTTCAGCAAATGTTAAAAATACTTCTTTTTCATCTTCAGTTAAAATATCAGCAGGTAAATTTTGTACTGAACCTTCATCTGCTAAAATTTGATCCCAAACTTTACTTGTATTTTTACCTTTTTCTGTTAATAATTTTTCTAGTTCTGGATTTTTAACAATAAAAGTACCTTTAGCACCATTAAAAGTATAAACATTTGCTGGTTGTGGTTCAATTCCAGCTGAGCATCCTCCTATTCTTGAATTTGAAACTGTAGGGGCGATGGCTAAAACATGAGTATTTCTCATCCCTGTTCCTTTACACCATAAAGGTTCACCATATTCTTGAGCTAATTTTCTTGATGCTGCTTCAGCTTCACTTCTAATTTTAGACATTATTGTATGAGTCCAAGCTGTAGAAGCTATACAATTAAAAGGGAGATTTTTCTTTTGTAAGAAAGTATGCCAACCCATTACTCCTAAACCTAATGCTCTACCTTTTTTAGCATGTTTGTGAGTACGCTTCATTGCTTCTTTTCCATTAGTCTTATCAATAAATTCTTGCATAACACCATCTAAAAAGTATGTAGCAATTTCAATAACATCTGTATCCTTCCATTCATCATATTTCGCGAGATTCAACGAAGATAAACAGCATATAAATGAGTGCTCCTCATCTGTGTGGAGTGTTATTTCTGTACAAATATTTGTCATTGAAACATTAAGATTATTCATCATGTAAGCTAAAGGATTGTCTTTATTTACATTGTCTTCAAACATAATGTATGGTTCTCCTGTTTCCATTCTTGATTTTAGAATTTCTAACCATATTTTCATTGCTGTTTCATCTCTATCATTTAATTTTCTCATAAATGAATCATCAACAACAACACATTGATGTAAATTTAAACATTGTCTATTAGGATCACCTTTAGGTCTTCTAATTTGTAAATACTCTTCAATATCAGGATGAGATACTTTTAAATTAACAGAAGCTGCTCCTCTTCTTACATTACCTTGATTAGTAGCAATAATAGCAGAATCATAAATCTTACACCAAGGTACTACACCTTCTGATTTACCATTACCTCTAATTTCAGCTCCTCTAGGTCTAATTCTAGAAACGGAAACACCAACACCACCTCCTGCTGCTGTTAGCTTCATTAATTCAGCATTAGTTAAACCAATTCCTCTAATTGAATCAGGTGTATCAACACCAAAGCAAGAAATAGGTAAACCTCTATCTGTACCTGTATTTGAAAGCACAGGAGATGCTAAACCAATCCAACCATTCCAAATATATTTAAAGAATTTTGATTCTAAATCAGGACGATTTAACCTAATTGCTACTGCATGAGCAACTCTTCTATATGCTTTTTTAGGTGTTTCTCCTGGTAAAAGATAGCCTTTTGAAATTGTTGATAAAGCTACTTCATCCATAAATTCAGGGTAATCTTTACCCTTCTCCCATTGGGAGTAATCTGCTACTAAACTATTATTATCCATTTTTTATATTTTTAAAATATTGCGGACGCATCCCAATCTTGTACTCCTTTACTATAATTTGTTACTCTATTTGCAAAGAAATCTGTATGTTGTTTTCCAGCTGATAGATGATCAAACCATTTCATTCTTTCTACTGCTTTAACATCAATACCATTTACAATAGGTCTATAACCTAAATCACCCATTTTAGTATTTACTCTATGTTTAATAAATGAAATTAAATCATCTTTACTACAACCTTCTAAATCACCCATTTCATATACTTTTTCAATAAAATCTAATTCTAATTGTAATGAAAGTAAAGCTGCTTCATTAATTGCTGCTTCTAATTCAGGTGTTTTTAACTCTGGTTTTTCTTCTAATAATGTTCTAAATAACCAACACCCAGCATCTGAATGCATTGATTCGTCTCTGATTGACCATTCTACAATTTGACCAACACCTTTTAATTTATTTCTTAATTTAAATGATAATAAAACAGCAAAAGATGAAAATAAATTTACTCCCTCTGTAAATGCTGAAAAAATAGCTAATGATTTAGCTCTTTCATGCCAATCTACTTCACCATTAAATGAATCCCTAACATTCATTAATGTTTCAATTTTAGCCATTGTAGTTTCATCTTCTAAGAACTCAGAAAAATCATCTAAACCTAATTCTTCATTTAATAGACTATAAGCTTCAGCATGAATAGTTTCCATAGCACCAAATACAGTTGCCATAGCAATAATTTCTGGTTTTCTAAACCATTTTGTAACTAATCCAGTCCAATAATCATTAACTACTGTTTCAGTTTGGGCAAATCCCTTTAAAATCGAACCTATAATATTTTTTTCGGTTTCTGTTAAATTTTGCTTCCAATCATTAATATCACTCATCATTGGAACTTCTGTATGAATCCAATGTGCTTGTTGTTGTTTTAACCAATAATCAAATGCTGTTGGATATTCAAAGGGTTTATATACTATTCTTTCTTTTGTTATGTCTTTTCTTGCCATTTTATTTTATTTATTAAGTTACGAATTTAATTCAAAAAATTTCTTTTGCAACTCAGATCTATCAAATTTATCAATTCCACTAAAACTATTTGTTTGTGGGGTTGGGGTATTATCAGTACTATCTTCTTCTTCATTATAAAGATCATTAGATACTTCAAAATGTCCTGTAGATGTATCTGCTTTAACTCCAAATGTTAATCCATCCATCCCATATCGATTTTTCATAATATGGAATCTTCCCGTTCCTTCTACTTTATCTTTACGTTGTCTAGAAAGAGAAATACAAACATCTGTTATCATAATTTTATCATATGACCCAGCTGCTTTATCTCCCTCTACAATATTGTCTTTAGCACCTGCTCTGTTTACTTGAGATACACTCCAAACTGGTATATCTAATTCACGAGCTAATCCTTTTGTACTAGTATAAATATCATCAATTTCACCTTTACGATCGACAGTCCTTCTTTTTGATGAAAGAAGATCAACATAATCAATTATAATTAAATCAGGTTCAATTCCCATGTCTTTTACTTTTTGGATATGCGATTCTATAGTAGTAATTGTTGCTTTACCTGTAGGAAATTCTTTTATTATTAAATTTCCTTTTATATCACTCATTAGAGTTTCAATTTTATCTTTATGTTTTTGAATTTTATCTACACTTATCCTAGAAAAGAAAGCATCATATCTTCTTCCTACATATTGTTCTCCTAATTCTAAAGTATAATGTAAAACATTATATCCTAACTTAACTGCATGTCCTCCTAATGCAACTAATGACCAAGATTTACCACCTCCTGGATTACCAAATATAAGGCCAAAATCTCCATTTCCGAGACCTCCTTGAAGTAATTGATTAATTTTATCCCAGGGTGTAGATATAACTGTTCTTGCATCTTCTCTATATCTTGATTCAACGTCTTTAGCATATTCATGTCCTATATTTTTATCTTGTCCAGCTTTAATAGCATTATTAATTAGTGATCTAATAGATTCATAATCTCCTCCTTTTAATAAATCAACACTTTGTAGTAAAGCTCCTTTTAATTGTTGATTTTTACAAAAAGCTGCAAATTCTTCTTGTACATATTTTAAATCATCACTAGAGCTTTTATATGCTTCTTTTAACTGTTCCTTTATAGATATTTGTAAAACTTCATTTCCACATTTTTGTAATTCAACAGCTAATATTTCCATTGAAGGTGTAGTATGATATCTATCATAATACTTTAATATTTCTTTAATAATCCATTTATGAGCTTGGTTGTCGAAGTAATCTTCAACTAACATATCATTAATGTTTACTAAAAATTCTTTATGTGTTAATAAAGAGGAAATTACCTTAATCTGGAACGAAGTTCCATATTGATTTAAATTCGTAAGAGTCATACAACTATTTTTTTACAACTAAATTTTGAAAACAATCTTTAATCCAAAACTCAACATTTCTAATTAAACCACCCATTTGGTCTTCATTATACATTGATATGAATTCATCTGGATGATATGAAAGGTTATTAGATAATACAACCTCATCTAACCATTCTTTGTCTTCATTACTTAACATTGGATTACTTAAATCCATTACTTTATAATTTTTTTCTAATTCATCTCTTCCTTGAATTACTCTAGCATAAACTACATGATCTTGCATTTTCTTTTCAGATATATTTAATATATCATCCCACACCATATCTTTTTCTGCTAATTCAGGAAATTTTTTTAATAATCCTTTTTGTCCTAATCCTTTAACTCCTTTAATTTTATCAGAACTATCACCTAGTAAAGTTTTATATAAAATAAAGTTTTTAGGAGAAATATTAAATTTTTCAACTACTGTTTCTTTTGTATAGTAATTTTTTTCAATAGGGCGATATACAATAACATTATCACTAACTAATTGAATAAAATCTTTATCAGATGAAACTATAAATGCTTTATCTTTTGGATCTTTAGGAATTACTCCACTTAAGTATGCAATAATATCATCAGCTTCTACTTTATCTATACTAACAGTTTTAACTGGAAGTGTTTTTAGATATTGAATTATACGAACCATTTGATCTACTTTAGCATCATGTTCATCTTCAATATCATCAAATGCTTCCCAATTAGTAATACGTTGTAAATCTCTACCTGATTTGTACTCTGGTATTAGGTTTTTTCTATTATTAGCAGATCCTGCTCCATCAAACACTACATAAACTTGAGTTGGATTAATTTGTCTAATTAATGCTCCTAATGATCTAAAAAATCCACCTAAACCCCCAATATGGACTCCATTAGGATTAACCATATTAAGCATTGCAAAGTTTCTGAAGAATAGATTTAAACCATCTATAAGTAATATTCTTTCTCCAGTTTGTATAGTATCTCCATCCTCCTTAATATTATCTAGAAGGTTAAATAAATCTTTATGTTTCATCTAATTGATTTTAATTACGTAAATATACGAAAAATCTCTTAGAAAGCCAAATGTATTATTGGGGTTCTTGATCAAAAGAAGTAATATCAGTATACGCTTGATCTTCTTCTACTACTCTAAAATCACCACCACCTAAAATGGCTTTCCATTCTTCTGCTCTTTGTGCTTTATAGTCCTTCAATTCTCTATCATTATCATTGATAAATCCATGAGGGGTCATAACAATTTTTCCTCTAGTAGTAACACCATTAATATGATTTTTATCAATTTGAATATTTACTCTTTTAGCAAATTCAACTTGTTTACCATCTTTAATAGCTTTAATTTTAGAAGTTCCAGCTGACATTATATTACCAAATGTAACAACAAAAGTAGAATCAAACCACATTGCATAACCTCCTTTATTCATTAATTTAGGTTGACCCATTGGAGATTCTGGTTTTAAAGTCCATACCTTATTAATACACACGAGTGTATTAGTATGTGGGCTACTTTCTTTACGCGACAATGTAATACGTTGATTTACATTATTTCCAAATTGAGTTGACATAGCACCAGCATTCCACTCATTATTATTTTTATTTGATTTAATAGACATTTCACAAGGTACTGATCCTATAGAATCCCATAAGAAAAGTAAATCATAAGGTAAATTACCTTTTTTCTGTTCATCTAATAAATCTAAAATAAATCCAGCTACATCTTCAATAGAATTAATAGTTTCTCTATCAACATAAATAAAATTACCTTCGTAATTTAATACCTCTCCAGTTTCAGGATCTACAGTTTCATTAACTTCCATACCCATTTGTTTAGCATGCTCCCAATTCCATTTCATCTCTGTAATAATGAAAACTGGTAGTATACCTCTTTTTTGGGCTGAGACTGCAGCTTCTAATAATCCAGTAGTTTTACCTGTATCTGAATGTCCTCTAAGGAGAACAATATGACCCATAGGTATTCCAGGGATTGATGTTACATCCTGAAATGCCTTTGATAATGGGATCCATTCTTGCTCCTTAAATTTGACATTTTGTTTTAAACCCTTTTTTTCTTTAAAAGCATTTAAATCAAATTTTGATCTAATTTCTTTTGATGCTGCTTCTGTAAGTGATCTTTTCTTTCTAGCCATTTATATAATATTAAAATGGTAAATCATCATCAGCAGGCTTTTTATCATCAAATAAAGCATCAAATTTATCTTCTTTAGATGTTGTATCTTTACCTTCAAGTGAATAATTATTTGATTTTTCATCATCAAATCCTACTGCTGGTTCAGAAACAATGTCTCCTTCATTTTCACCTTCTGGTTGTAAAAATGACTCTAAATTTGCTTTTACTTCATCAAAAGTAAGTCTTTTAAATACTTCTTTTGGATTAGGTTGATCATTTAAGATTTTTTCAACTAAAGCAGCATCCTCACTAATAGGTGATTGTTTCATTGATGGGGAGATAGTAGTTTTATTATAAGGAGTTCCTGTTACTTCAGGTCCTACTGTAGTTAATTTAATATCTCTACCACCTGATGCTTCAGTATAATCTCCAATTTCATCATCAGCTGCTAAATTTAAAAACGCTTGATAAACTTCTTTACCAAATTGCCATAATTTAACACCTTCTGCTTCTTCACCTCTTACAATTACAGGAGCAAAAATACGAGTTTTAGCATCTAACTTTTTAGCTAAATACCAATTTTCTTTATCTCCACTAGCACGTAATTGCTTTGTAAATTCTTGAATTGGATCTTTTTCACCCCAATTCAAGGGAGAAGCCATCACTCTCTGTCCTATACCATAATAAAACATCATTTCAGTAAAAGGGAATGACTTATTGTACTTATTAGGAACAACTCTAACTTGTTGTTTACCTACTGATGGTTTCCAAAAAATTGATTTACCACCACCTTTGTTTGTGTTTGATTGAGTCTGAAGTGACTCTAACTTTTGTTTAATCTGATTTAAATCCATATTATAACTTTTAATTTATTTTATAACTGTAAGTAATATACAACAAATACCTAAAACAACCAAACTATAGTTCAATTATTTTATGTATTTTTGTTTTTAATTGTTTTAACTCATCATGTTGAGTTAACAATACGGAGTTTTTATAGTGTTCCCAAGTTATAGGAAACTTAGTATCTACTACTCCTCCGTTTAATTTTTTGATAAGTTCATTTAAAGCATTAATAGTGTATAACGTATTTGTTTCTTTTTTTCTATGAACTAAAATTGTATTTTCTGGCAGGTCAGAGATATTGCCTTGATCTATATTATATGTACAAACATACTCGTCATTTTCCTTTACATACAAAACAAATATTTTGTTATACATTATATTGTATTTGTCTGTAATAGACTTTAGAAGTAAATCTAAATTCTCTAAGGTTGTAAATGTACAAAATAACTTATTATTCAAATCTCCTAAGTTTTGATTAGTAATGTCCGAAAAATCGTCCATAGTATACATATTAGGAGTTTTATTTAAAATTGTAGTTGCTTCCATAGCATGTTTTTATTTGTAATTTGTATTTATTAAATAGTTTTTTTATTTCATCCAACACATCTTCTTCTTCTTTATCTACATCAAATAAAAACGAATCATAAGTATATAAAACTATTTTAGTTTTTTTATTTCTTAATAACCTTATTATTTCCCACAATATATGGACGTTCATTGACGTCTCCAAATTTTGTAGTAAATAATTTAATAACTTTTGCGGTTTCATTTCACCAAGCTTATCTTTTTCAAATCGATGTTTTGAAATAGGACACTCAACCCAGCCTTTTTCCTCAAATTCTTTCCATAAATTATCAGTATATACTTGTACTTTTTGAAAAAACTCTAAATCCTTATATTGGTCAAATACTCCTCCATATAGTTGCTTAAATGTTAATTCTTTTGCTTTTTTATAATCCACTCCATACATTTCCGCAAAGGCCATATGAACGTCTTTATTACCAAAATCATAACCCACCAACTTAGCCAACAAAGTAGGATGATAAGCGCCAATGTCAAACTCAATGAAATTGTCATTACGAGGGATAAAACACTCTCTCTGTCCGTTTTCTTTGTTAAGTGCGGCATAATTTACTCCTTTGAATTTGTTGCTTGGTCTTCCTGTGAGGGTTTTAAAGTTGTACTGCGTGTAGATGTAATCTCCGTCGATATCATGAAAATGCGATTCGAATTTTGATTTATCAACTCGTATGCCACTTCTTTCAATGGCGTTGAAAACCACTGAAGATTTGTCATTGTAGAATTCATTGATTTTTCCATTTATTTTGTCTTTAAGGTTATTATATATTTCTTCACAATACTCATAGTGTTTGACTATAGGTATAATTCTATTTACATCTTTTTTATTAGGATATCTCCTATTAAAAATGTGATGTGTTTGTAGTAGTTCTGGTATATACGGAGGGTTTTGTTGGTTTATGTCAAAGAGGCTTTTTAGTGGTAAATAATGTAAAAATTCCTTCTTATCACGCACATATATGCTACTAAATTTATGTAACATCGTGTTTATCTCCGTTATATTTATATTTAAAGTTTCACTATGTGATAGTGGGACAATAAATCCTTTAGTTGATACTAACGGTCTAATATACAAAGCACAAATATTATTTTGTGCAGGGTGTATTAAATAACTATTTGGAATTACTTCTATAAAAACTTCTTCCCAATTAGCATTTGTAAATTGTTCAAATTGAACTTTACTTTCAACTAACCAAAACATAACTTTTTATTTTAATATATGAAGGATTTATCTAATATCCACCTCCACTTGAAGATCCTCCACTAGGTGTTGGTGGTATGTAATTAGGATCTGTTGAAATGTTTGTTCTAAACTCTACTGTTTGTGTTTCTCCAGTTTCAATTACTCCCTCTTGATTTAAAGAATCAACTATTTCACCTCTATAGAATCTTTTATAAAATAATTTTCTGTGAGCTGTAGAGGTGTGATTAGCACCTTCCATAGGTCCTTGAAATTCGTGAATATGATAAGAACCTACATAATCTTGACCAGTAGGAGTAATTAATTCTCCTCCTCTTGTATTTAAATTACTTGCTTTTTTATATTTAAAATATTCTAAATATTGTTTTCCTAAATAATCTTCTAATCCTTTTTTATTTATTTCTCTTTCTTTTATAAAAATAGATCCTTTATTGTTATTAAATGCTCTATCAATATCTCCACTTATATACCAATTTAAAGTAAAAGGTACGTAATTTTCCCACATCCATATTTTATTTTGGGTAAAAATATTATCGTATGTTTCTTTATCAATTTCTAAATATTCTAATTGATTTATTTTACATACAAAATACCTTACAAACATTCCTTTTTCATAATCTTCAGGGGTTGGAAATGTAGGAGAATATTGAGGTTTTGATCTAATTAAATTATAATCAGTGTCAGTTAGTATTCCATATATTTCTACATCTTTAGTATTTTGAAATTGATTACCATAAGTATAACCATCCCAATTATCTGCATATGTTACTTCATTTAAACTATCATCAACTATTCCACTTTTTCTTACTTGAGAAGAAGCAATTGGATTTTTTTTAACTATTTCTTCATTTGGGGGATCATTAGGATTTTTGCCTGTGTAAGCTTTTCCATTAGACAATACATAATAAAATCCTGTGTAAGAAGAATTATTCTTAACATAATACCATTCAGCCCCAGGGGTGAATTGGTTTTCTTTTATTTGTGATTTAGGAAAATAAGCCATTAAACAGTAATATTTAAATTTGGAGCAACTTCATATGTGTATTTTTCTCCTGTTATGTTTTCTATTCTTCTAATTTCATTACCTACTGAAAAGGAATAAAAATTACTTTCTATAGGTTTATTAACACCACCTAATGCTTTAATTTCTAACTTAAACATTGGATTTTTACCAGTATTAAATAATGTTCCTACTAATTTATTTTTTGCTTGAATTGACTCTAAATGTGATCGAGATGATTTATTACCATATTGAGGTCCTGTTCCTCTAGGGTTACCAAATCGATCTTTTTGATTAGTATTAAACTTAAATCCTGGAGCCATGCAACCTAATAACCAAGGTGCTGTGTTTCCTTGTGCTGCTGGGGCTTCATGGATTAATACCCATGTTCTATTTTCAGTATTATACCCATCAATAGGTCCTCCTGTTACTAATATTTCATTCCTATTATTACTTTGGTTAGCTATAATAAAATGGTTTCCATATGTAGGTGAAGTTCTTGAAGCAACAGTATAAGTTCCTGTAGGAATACAACTTTCATCATTTTTATTATCATTCCATGGTAATTCACACATTGGTAATGCATATTGAGTATTACCATTTTCATCTAATACTTCCATTATACCTAAAGTTTGAAAACCATTATCAACTAATCTAGTTAATCTCAGCCTTACAATTTGATCTTCATTAGGATCTGTTGGTGGTGCTTCTTCAGCAGCAGCAGCTAATTGTTCTTGTTTTTCTGATGGTTGGTTTGTTTCTGGTTCTGTTACCTCAACTACTAGGGGCTCAAATCTAGGTACAGATTGAGTATCAATTGTAGTTGACCATTTTTGGACATCAATGCTATGATTAATAGCTTTTACTATAATATCAACACTATCTTTTTCATATGATGGAGGTAAAATATCATCAGTTATTTGGAATTTTTCAAATAATTTCATTCCCGATAAACCCTCCATTTCTAAATTTAGATTAAAAGGTAAGAAAAAAGGTGAAGGAACTTTATTAGACTCTGCTAATATTCCATGTATTAATTTAATATAAGTAGTATAATTTTCACTAAGATCATTTGATACTTCTGATGAGAAATTATACTTGTCATAATTACTCCCTTCTTTTGTACCCCCAAACTTATACATCATCTTTATAGGTAAATTCCCATCATCTTTTGATTTAAATAATTTTTCTACTTTTATTGTTTTTGCTTTTTCTAATGGACTAGGTTCATCTTCTTTTTTATTAGCAGTATCGTAGTCTATTTTTTCAGGTATAATTCTATCAACTAAACCTTTATTATAATTTGAAAATGAAACAGAATTACCCATAAGATTATTTCCAGATGATTGGGCTCCTATTGCTATCATGTAACCAAAATTTTGTGGTATTTCTGCATCTAGTCCTATATTTGTAATAAATGAGCCTTGATCTTGTTTTACTCCAAAAATATTAATTTTTGTAAATTTTTCAGGAATTGCTTCAACAAGATTTGGTTTTGGGGTTTCATCATAAATTTTTATAATACCTTCATTTTCATCTAAAGTAACAAAGAAACTATTTAAATTACCCATAGATTCATTTATTCCTTTTAGTATAGTTTTCACATATGCTAAAACAGATATAGCTCCATCTTCATCTTTAGATGAGGTTGCAATTGCTTCAGAAGCAAATCTTAAATTAATTAAAACATTACCTAATCTCCCTACATAAGGATTGTTATCTACTAAAAAATCTTGTCCAGATCTTAGTACTTTATTTAATGGAGTATCTCTAATAATATCATTATCATATGTAACTACTCCTTTAATTGCCATTCTATTATAAGCTACTAAACATTTATTAGGGTTTGTTGAAATATTTGGGGGACAAATAAACATAAAATTTTGATCATTTTTCATATTAGCATAATTAAAATCAAATTTTACTAATGGGGTACGTCCTCCTTCTCCTTTTGTAGAAAATAAGTTACAATTTTCTTCAATAATTTTTAATAAAGTAGCAAATTTTATAAAAACACTTTTTTCAACTTTTTCACTTCCTCCTAAATTTTTCTTTCCTGTATAGGTATTATCTAATACAAAAGCTCCATTTGTTATACCTTTTTGGGTTAAAAATAATCCCCCAGCATCTCCTTTAAATCTACCTTGTATATTTTGAGAAATATCATAAAATGTTTTATTTAATTTAGTATCATCTTTATAAGCTATTAAAGGATCATTATTATTATTTTGTATTGTTACTTCTTTTTCTGCTTCTACTAATTCATTATATTTAGGACGTAAATAATCTAAAATTTCTTGTTTAGTAGATTTTGCATTAAGATCATATCCTCCTGAAGGGTTTTTAAATAAATTAAGAAATTTATATTTTAATGAGTCGGGTATATTGCCTGCTTTTAAAGGTTCTTCATCGCTTTTTGCAATTTCAATATATGCCCCTATAGTTTCCCCAACATAATCATTTATATATTGTTGAAAAGTAGTGTTAGCTTTTACATCACTACTGCTAGATTGATCATCTTTTTTAGGATCTGTTACATTTAATTTTAAGGATTCTATTATATTACCCATACCTATTAAAGATACTTCACAACTATAAGAACCATCTGTACTAAAAGACCATTTAAAATTAGTTATTTTACCATAAATAGCTTCATAGTTACCAGAATATTTTGCTCTTTCTTGTGATATAAGGTTTAACATTTGAAATTGATTTTTTGGGCCTGGGAATGATCCTGGATTTAATAAAAAATCTAAAGGGGTAGATTTAAACCCATCAAATGTTTGCAAATCTCCATTATTATCTAAAAAAGTAGACCAACCGAATTCTAATAAAAGAGTATATCCTGGTCTTAAATATAAAGCGTCTAGTAATTGAAATTGAGCCTTACTATAACATTTTATATTAATTGTTGCTTTACTTAAAGCCCCATTATTATAATAAGTAGATTGAGCTGACTCAATTCCAGGCATAGGGACGTATCCTCTTTCACTTACCCCACCCCAACCATAGGCTCCATTAAATAATTCATTATTATAATTTAAACCTTTATGGAGTTTTACTGTTGAAGATGTTATTTTTCCTTCATCATCTACAGTTTCTTCTAGTGAAAGTGAACCACCCTGAAGTATAAAATTTTTAGCTAAGTTTACATTTTGTATAGATTCTAGAGGTACACCTGCTTTAACTAATCTATCTAAAACACTATTATCTCCTTCTTCTTCTCTTGTTAAGTTAACTGAACTTGCTAATCTTAACCATGGAGTTTTTACTGTATAATATTTTAAATTATCAGCAGATATATTTGTAGTTTGGCCTAAGGCTGTTTGTCTTGTTTCAACTTGTTTTTTTACAAATTCATCAAATGGATCACCTATAATATTACCCATAACTTTATCTGTTTAATTCATTATAACTATCAATTATAGGAGAAATATTTTGAGGTATTCTAATTTGTGATCCTATTGGAAGAAAAATAGATGAAAAATCAACAATATTAGGATTAGCAATAGCTATTATCCACCATAAAGTTACATCACCATAAAACTGAAATGCTAAACTTTCAAATCTATCTCCCCATTCAGTTATAGCATATATATCATTTTCTTGTTGAGGGACAACAGGATATTTAGCAGAATTTCCATAAGTAAGTCCCTTATTTCTTAAGTTATTATTAAGAGTTCTAAATAATTTTACATCAGCATATCTATTCATCTGACTGAGTTTTTATAGGTTGGGTATATTTACTTAAACCATTATCTCCTATATAATTATTATTAATTCCATTATTTAAACTTATAAAATGTTGTTCTCCTATTTCTTCTGCCACTAATTCACCATTTTCATTATAAACTAATTTTTGTCGTGAAGGTAAAAAATCTTGTATTGGAGTAAAAGCTAAACTAACCTCTATTCTATGTGGTAATTCTTTAACTGATGGGTCTGGTTTACCTTCTGTATCAATTGCTATTTCCCATGTAGTGTCATCAGGAGCTGTATATGTTAGAGTAGTAAGTACTCCAGGTACTTCATATAAATAACCTCCTACAGTCATTCTAACTATATTTCCTCTCATAAATCCTGCTTCAGTATAATCTTGGGCTAATGATGATGCTAAAAAGTTAAGTTTAGTCAACATAGGTATGAATTCTACTTTTGAAGTTTCTA